TATTGAGGCTGAAGCTCATATATGTCAAGAATTAAACGATCTATTTACTTTTGAAGTTCCTGGTGCAAAATTTATGCCACAGTATAGAAGCAAACATTGGGATGGAAAAATACGATTATTCAATTTGACTAAAAACGAATTATATGTCGGACTATTAGATAAGTTAGTAAATTTTGCTGATTCTAGTAATTATACTTATGAGTTTAAGAATAATAAATTTTATGGATTACCTTTTGAAGTAAACGAAAATATTTCTTATGAAGGAGTATCTGATTATATCACATCTATCTCATGTCATAAACCAAGAGATTATCAAATAGAAAGTGTTTATGATGCATTAAAAAATAATAGAAGACTTTTAATATCCCCAACTGCATCTGGTAAATCGTTAATGATTTACTCAATAACTCGTTATTATACAGAAAAGGGATTATCTACTTTAATTGTAGTTCCTACAACATCTCTTGTAGAACAAATGTATAAAGACTTTTCAAGTTATGGATGGAAGTCTGAAGATTATTGTCATATGATTTATTCTGGAAAGGAAAAATATGATATTAATCATCCAGTAGTTATTACGACTTGGCAATCAATTTATAAAGAGCCTTTAAAATGGTTTGATCGTTTTCGTGTTGTGATTGGAGATGAGGCACATTTATTTAAATCAAAGTCTCTTGTTGATATCATGACTAAATTATTAGACTGCAAGCATAGATTTGGTCTTACTGGAACTTTAGACGGCACACAGACGCATAAATGGGTCTTAGAGGGGTTGTTTGGCCCTTCTTACAAAGTCATTCAAACTAAAGAATTAATTGAAAAAGGACATTTATCAAATTTAAATATTAAAATATTATTATTAAAACATAATGGAATTAAATTTGATAATTATGAAGAAGAAGTTCAATTTATTATAGGTAATGATAGAAGAAATTCTTTTATTAAAAATTTAACTTTAGACTTAAAAGGAAATACTTTAGTATTGTTTAGTAGAGTTGATTCTCATGGGAGGGTTCTTTATGATCTTATAAATAATTTTAAGGACAAGGAAAGAAAAGTTTTCTTTGTTTATGGTGGAGTTGATGTAAAAGAAAGAGAAGAAGTTAGAAGGATAGTTGAAGAAGAACAAAATGCAATTATCATTGCTTCCTACGGTACATTTTCTACTGGAATTAATATTAAAAATTTACATAATGTTGTTTTTGCTTCTCCTAGTAAATCAAGAATTAGGAATCTTCAATCAATTGGAAGAGTTCTTAGAAAAGGCCAAGATAAAGTAGAAGCAGTTCTTTATGATATTGCAGATGATATATCATTAAAATCTTCTAAAAATTACACATTAAACCATCTGATAGAAAGAATAAAAATCTATAACGAAGAGTCTTTTAATTATAGTATTATTAATGTAAACTTAAAGATATAAAATATGGAAGAAGAGTTCTATTCAGTATTAAAGCTTGTATCTGGTGAAGAAATAATGGCTAAGGTTTGTCCTTGTTATGAAGAAGATGGAATTGTTTTAATCTTAGATAATCCTATTGTTATAAAAGATATTATCTTTACTAAAAGTGGTTCTAAAGCATATAAAGTAGAACCATGGATTAAGATAATTGAAGATGAAATATTCTTTATTAATATGGATAAGGTTATTACTATGACTGAAGTATCTGATATTAGTACATTAAAGATGTATAGGAGATATGTTAAAGAGAACTCTAGTGAAGCAGTTTCTTCTAGGGTTAGTCCATCTAAATCTACTGGATATATCTCTAGTGTATCTGAATTCAAGAATACCTTAGAGAATCTCTATAAGAGTAACTAAGGTTCCTTTCAAACCCAACAGACTCATTCTACACATATTCGGGATACTTGTCAAGCCCCCCTCAAGTGTGGTATAATTGTAAGTAAGATATGAGAAAAAACAATGACCATGGTGACACCAAAAAGAAAAAAAGACTCAGAACATTACGTAAATAACAAAGACTTCCTGTATGCCATAGTTGAGTATAAAAAACTAATAAGTCTTTCTGAGTCTGAGAATTCACAGAAACCTCGTATTACACATTATATTGGAGAGTGCTTTCTAAAGATTGCTACCCATTTATCATACAAACCAAACTTTGTTAATTATATGTTTAGAGAAGATATGATATCTGATGGTATAGAAAATTGTGTACAATACATTAATAACTTTAATCCAGAAAAATCAACCAATCCATTTGCATATTTTACTCAGATTATTTACTTTGCTTTCTTACGTAGAATTGCTAAAGAGAAAAAACAATTAGAAATTAAAAATAAAATCTTAGAGCAATCTGGATTTGATGAAGTCTTTGTTTCAGATAATAATATTTTGAGTGGATCAATTTCTGATATGAACAGTATTAAAAATAATATTCAAACAAAAATGCATTATTAATATGAAAGTTGCGATCATTACAGATCAACATTTTGGAGTTAAAAAATCAGATAAAATGTATCATAATTACTTTAAAAAGTTTTATGACAATATATTCTTCCCAACATTAAAAGAACAAGGTATAACTCAATTAATTGATATGGGTGATACTTTTGATAATAGGAAGCACATTGATATCTGGTCTTTAAAATGGGCAAAGGAAAACTATTATAATATACTTTCAGAAACTGGAGTAAAAGTTCACACAATTGTAGGAAATCATACTGCATATTATAAAAACACAAACTCTGTAAATTCAGTTGATCTATTGATGAGAGAGTATAATAACATTCAAGTATATTCTGAAATATCTGAAGTCTTGATTGATAAATTAAAAGTTCTTTTTGTTCCTTGGATTAATTCTGAAAATATAGAAGATAGTCTTAGTAAGATTAAATCCTCTACGTCTAATGTTATAATGGGTCATCTCGAATTGAATGGATTCACTCCTTATAAAGGACATGTAATGACAGAAGGAATGGACTGTGATATATTTCAAAATTTTAAATTAGTATTTTCTGGACATTACCATACTAAATCTGATAATGGAAAAATATTTTATTTGGGTAATCCATATCAATTATATTGGAATGATGTAAATGATGTGAGAGGATTTCATATTTTTGATACTGAAACTTTTGAATTAGAATTTATATCAAATAATTATGAAATGTTTAAAATTATAGAATATAACGATACCCCATTATCATTATATAAGTACAATGATTGTTTTGAAAAATATGTAAAATTGATTGTTAAGAAAAAATCAAATTCAAAACAGTTTGAAAAATTTTTTAATAAAATATTAGATGCTTCTCCTTTCGAATTAAAAGTTATTGATGAAATTCAAATTGATGATTGTGATATTGAAGTTTTAGAATCTGAAGGAACGGTTGCAATTTTAGACAAATATATAGATAACGCAGAAATTGATTTAAACAAAAGTGTATTAAAAACATTAATGGAATCAATTTACAAAGAAGCATCGGAAGTAGAATAATGTTTGTTCTAGCTTTAAAAGGTAGAGAAAGCGAAGGTCTTTATGCTGCTGACAGCGAAGATGGAGATAGAGTTCTTTATTTGTTTAAAGAAGAGGACGATGCTCAAAGATTTGTTGGACTAATGGAAGCAGATAACTTTCCAAAATTAGTAGTGATAGAGGTTGATGAGGAATCAACTATTACAGTATGTGAGGCAAATAAGTATAATTATGTTATAATAGAACCAGATGATCTTATAATTCCTCCGAATGATAGTATTTCAAAAAATTAAATGGAAGAACTTTCTTTCTACTGGACAGCATTTTACAGAAATTAATCTTAATGAAAAATCTACAACATCAATTGTTGGTAAAAACGGATCAGGTAAAAGTACAGTTTTAGATGCCCTCACTTTTGTTTTATTCAATAAACCTTTTCGTAAAATTAATAAACCACAACTATTAAATTCTACTAATGAAAAGGATTGTGTAGTCGAAATAGAGTTCTCAACTTCTAATGTAAATTGGAAGATTTGTAGAGGAATCAAACCTAATATATTTGAGATTTATAAAAATGGAAATATTTTACAGCAAAGTGCAGATATAAAAGATGATCAAAAATTTTTAGAAACTAAAGTACTAAAATTAAATTACAAATCTTTTACTCAAATTGTAATTCTAGGATCATCTACTTTTGTTCCATTTATGCAGTTGCCTTTGGCATCTAGAAGAGAAATCATAGAGGATCTTTTAGATATTAAAATATTCTCTGTAATGAATTCTATTCTTAAAGATAAAATAAAAACAATCCAAGAAGAAATTAAACAACTCAATTATAAAAAAAATATAGTTGATGAAAAAACTTCGATGCAAGAAAATTTTATATACGAATTAAATGTAAAAGGTCAATCAGAAATTACCAGAAAGAATAATAAAATTTTAGAAATAACTAAAAATATTGAAACCTCAGAAAACAATTGTGGAAAATTATTAGATGAATCTGAAGAGATTGATATAGAAATACAAAAATACGTTAATTGCACTGGTAAATCTAGAAAGTTATATGATCTTCGAGGTAAATTACAGAATAAGTTAGATCGTTTGAATAAAGATAAATTATTTTTTGTCGAAAATGAAACTTGTCCAACATGCAGTCAGGTTATTAAAGGTGATGTAAAATCTCATAAAATTAAAGAACATGATAATTTTCTTTCTGAAATAAATTTGGGATTGAATGAACTTCAAAAACAACTTGAAAATAATCAAGATGAGGAAAAAAAATTAGCAAATCTTTCTTCTAATCTTTCTGAATTGAATAAACAAATACGAGATATTAACAATAAATGTAAATATGATCATAAAATCATAAAAGATATTAAAGATGAAATATTTGATATTGAACATAATCTTGAAAACAAATTAGAAGAAACTGAAAAATTAAAGTCATTGAAAAAAGAAGTTAATTTAATTGAATCTGATTTAAATGAAAAAAGTGAAAGAATACAATATCACGATTTCATTTATTCTCTTCTTAAAGATAATGGGGTAAAATCTAAAATTATTAAAAATTATTTACCAGTAATTAATAAACAAGCAAATCGTTTTCTTCAAATGATGGATTTTTATATTAATTTTAATTTTGATGATGAATTTAATGAAACTGTAAACACTCCAATACACGAAAACTTTTCTTACGAATCTTTTAGTGAGGGTGAAAAACAAAGAATTGATCTTGCTTTAGTATTTACTTGGAGAGAAATTGCAAGAATGAAAAACTCTGTTAATACAAATCTTTTAATTTTAGATGAAGTATTTGATAGCTCTCTTGATATAAATGGTACTGATGATTTTTTAAAAATTATTAACTACATAGTTAAGGATGCAAACATTTTTGTTATTTCTCATAAATCAGAAATGCATGACAAATTTGAAAATGTTATTCAATTTGATAAGGTGAAGGGATTCAGTCGAATTGTATGATATCATGAATTCACCCACAGAGAATCGCA